ACCATCTACAAGTCAATGAACATTCCTTTCTTTGGCAACTTCGGTACTAAGTATGGTACTGGATCTGCTACAAACCCCGGTGTAACAGACCCCGGAAACTCAGGCTCCTTCGTAGAAGAAGCAATGGGTGACGATCACAACGTAACCGTAAACGACTACGGTCAGCAGGCTAAGTTCAACAACTCTTGTGGACTTATCTTCCAGAAGGAAGCTGCTGCTGTTGTAGAAGCAATCGGCCCTCAAGTACAGGTAACATCTGGAGACATTTCAGTTGTATACCAAGGCGACGTAATCTTAGGTCGTCTAGCTATGGGTGCAGACTTCTTAAACCCAGCTGCTGCTGTTGAATTATTCGCAGGCACAGCAACAAAGCCAACAGCGTTTGGTTAATTTATACTTTATACGGAGGCTTCGGCCTCCTTTTTTCTTATGGCTACCACAACTATTGACACCGATACCGAACTATCCGCAGTGAACTCTATACTGGGAGCTATCGGACAAGCACCTCTTACTGAACTTAACTTCGATAACCCAGAAGTGTCATTTATATTTAATTTATTACGTGATGCAAATGTAGATACACAGACAGAGGGCTGGCATTTTAATACAGAATACCATGTAAAATTTACACCAGATGCAAACAAGAAGATTGCAATAAGTGCTGACATAGTATCCATGGATTTGCATGATAATCAAGCTCGTAGACATTTTGACCTTGTACGTCGCAATGGATTTTTGTATGACAAAATAGATCATACAGATGAGTTTGAAGATGACGTAGATCTCGACATTGTTAGACTATACCAATTTGAAGATCTACCTATTCCTTTCAGACGTTATATTATATACAGAGCGTCTAGAATTGCAGCTACACAACTTGTTGCTAATGCAGGCTTAGTAAGATTACTAGGAGTACAGGAACAGCAAGCAAGAGCAGCGTTACAAGAGTACGAGTGCAATCAAGCAGATCACAGTATGTTTGGATTCCCAGAAGATACTGCATATCAAACCTATCAACCATGGAGAAACCTTAGAAGATAATGGCAGGCGTAACACAAACCATTCCACAATATTCAGCAGGCATATCAGAACAGCCTGACAACCTAAAATTTCCGGGTCAGGTAGTAGAATCTATTAACGCAATACCAGACGTAACCAAGGGTCTATTTAAAAGACCGGGTGCAGCCAGAGTAGGAACTGATGCTTTAGCTAATGTTCAGAGTGGTGGTGCGTACTTTCATTACTATCGTGATGACAACGAAGGCTCGTACATAGGCCAGATAGCTGCCGATGGTCAGCTTAGAGTATGGAAAGCTGATGGTGACAACCCCGGTGCAGCACAGACTATTGCATACGGTACAGGTGGACAAACAGCAATACAAAACTATTTAGCAACAAGTGACCCAGAAAACCTCCAGTTTCTCACAATTAATGATACAACTTTTGTTTCTAGCCGTGATACTTCTAATGCTAACACTCTCGTTGGGACAACGGGAACTACAGATGCTACACCAGACGCTCACTTCGCATTTTTAGAACTAACTAGAACTGAAAATGGTAGGCAGTACGGTGTAAATTTATATAATAATTCTACTACAACTACACTTAATCGTGCTACACGTATAAGAATACAGAGTCATACACTCGATGAAAGCGACGGTACAGGTCATTGTCCCGGTATCGGTACTGAAGTATTTAGTGTAGACTCTGGTACTAAAACCAATCTTATATTTAGAATCACAACTCTAGGTCAGCAAGGTGTTAGTCCTAATTATAGTGCCAACTCTAACGGGCCGGGTGGTAATAACTATAGATGTAGCTATCAGCCAGATATTACTTTACTGCATGGTGGAGAAGGATGGGTTACAGGTGATACAACTACTGTAACTATGGAAGGTTTTGACTATACTATTAGGGTAGAAGACCATGAAAGTACAGCAGTAAAAGCTAATCTTAAGCTTATCAGACCAGAGCCTACACCATTCGATGCTGATACAGCTGTTACTTCTGATACTATTCTTGGTGGTATACTGTCAGAACTTCCAACAGGTATTACTGGTACAATTATTGGTACAGGAATGTATCTATCTAGCTCTAGTGCATTTAATGTAGAGGTAGTAGAAGATGACTTGATGAGAGTCATGCAAAGCTCTGTAAACGATGTAACAAGATTACCTAATCAATGTAAACATGGCTACATAGTCAAAGTATCTAACTCTCGTATGTCAGAAGAGGATGACTACTATGTACGTTTTGATGGTGAGAATAACAGAGACGGATCTGGCTCTTGGTCTGAGTGTGCTAAACCGGGTATACCAAAGACTTTAACAAATATGCCATTGGTTATCCAGAGAACAGCGTTAGCTAATCAAGGCACATCTACCGAAATAGCCACATTTACTATCAGACAGTTTACATATGCTGATAGATTAATAGGTGACGAACAAACAAACCCTTTGCCTTCATTTGTGGGTCAACGAATAAACAAAGTATTGTTCTTTCGTAATAGGTTAGCCTTTCTATCAGGGTCAAACGTTATAACAGCTAGACCCGGTTCAATAGGAGAACCAGACTTCTTTGCTGAGTCAGCTCTGACCGTATCAGCATCCGACCCTATTGATATCTCCTCTGCATCTACATTCCCATCAGAGCTATTTGATGGTATAGCAATCAATGCTGGTTTGGTAGTATTTAGCACAAACCAACAATTCTTACTTGCATCAGATGATACAGTTCTAAACCCTGATACTGCTAAGTTACGTAGTATATCTACATTTAATTATAACAAAGATATTGCACCGATCTCATTAGGTACAACAATCGGGTATGTTGACAACTCTGGTAAGTTCAGTCGTTTCAACGAAATGGCAAACATCAGTCGAGAGGGGCAACCAACTGTTGTCGAAGTTAGTAAGATTGTACCAACACTACTACCTAAAAATATAGATTTACTTACTAATTCAAGAGAAAATAGTATTATTCTATTTGCTAAGTCAAGCTCAACTGATAGCTTAGTATATGGTTACAAGTATCTGAATATCGGTGATAAAAGACAACAAGCAGCATGGTTTAAATGGAAGCTAAATAGACCAATATTATATCATTTTATTATAGATGACGAGTATTACTATCTAGATGCAGATTATTATTTGCAGAATATAAGATTAGTACAAACAACTGAAGACCCTAGTATAGTACAAGACAATGTCGACTTCTTACTTCATGTGGATAATCATACTACTGTTAGCGGTGGCAGCTTTAACGCAACTACAAACACCACAACCTTCAGTAGTGTGGGCTGGCTGAATACAGTCACCACACCTAACCACGATCTAGTGGTAATTGATACAAACACTAACTCAGCACGAGTTGGTAGATATGCAAAGCCTACAGTCAGTGGCACAAGCTTTACCTTACCGGGTAACTGGTCTGGTGTCACACTTACTATAGGTTACATATACCCATACGAAGTTCAGTTTCCTACATTTTATCCTACAAAAGGTCAAGGAGAAAAGGTAGCTGCTGATGTAAATTCTTCGTTAGTGGTACATAGAATCAAATTACATTTTGGTAAGATAGGACTTTATGAAACAACACTTAAACGAGTTGGTAAAAACGACTACACAGAGGTATATGAATCAACAGAGCTCGACGAGTACGACGCATCTGATGCACCATATCTCGAAGAGTTTATCAAGACTGTCCCAATCTACGAAAAGAACACAAACGTAGATGTAATACTACGATCGTCTCACCCAGCCCCAGCTACGTTACATGCGTTGTCTTGGGAAGGTGACTATTCACCCAGATTTTATCAACGTGTCTAATTATATACACCCAATCACTTTGGAGGCTGCTACAGAAGTGGCCTCTAATCTCCGTCCAGATGACCTCAGAGAGGTTGAAGAAGGGCATGGGATAGATCCTACCCTCCTACCATTTCTGATGTCTCAGAATCCTTCCTACGTGTATTTTACAGTGCCTGACGGCAAGACTGCTGGCATGGCCGGAGTAGGAAAAGAAGGTGATATATGGATGCTTTGCACTCCTGATATACACCGATACCCGATTACATTTGCAAGAGAGGCCAAGCGGTATGTCGATAGCCGTACTGAGCCGCTCCTTTGGAATATAGTCGATAGTAGAAACAAGGCACATCTTAGATTGCTTAAGTTTCTTGGCTTTAAGTTTTTACGTAAGTTAAAACATGGGCCAAACAATGTAACATTTATTGAATTTTGCCGTGTGCGTAGACGCTAATGCAGGGGCCCGAGCTGCTGCTAAACAAAAAAAACTTGAAAAAGATGCTGTATTTGAACAAAAAAGATTACAGTTTTTCAACAAAGAAACTACATTCGCAAGAACTCTAGATAGAAATATTATCGGATACAGTCGATCTCAGGCTGATGCGAGAAGTAGAGCTAATCAAATACAGGGTAAAGGTAGGGCTGCAAGACAGAACGCTGTTGCCAAGTATTTTAGAACTAAAAAAGTAAACGAGGGTGGTAGATCAAGAAGATATGGTGTAGCCCAATACCAATCATTACTTCAAAAAGAAGCACAAATACAAAGAGCTGTAGATAATGCGTTTGGTCGTGACTTGGCTATGATGCAAACAGTCAATCAACGTCGATTCTTAGCTGCTAATGCTAGAGCCAGAGAGAGTTTGGGAGTACCGGCTTCTTACGGTGCACCAGTTATGATGCCTCCATCAGATAGACTTACAGGTGCATTACAAGTAGCAAGCTCTATAGCAAGTATAGTAACACCATTCATGCCCAAATAATTATGTCATCATCATTTAGACAACGGGATCCATATGCTATGGGTTCCACTAACTATCTTGCAACTGGAGCTGACTTATCAGATGCAATGATAAAGGAGCAGAATAATCAGATTGAAGATACTAAAGAGTTCTATAACCAAATGGCAGAACTCGAGAAACAAAGAGCTGAAAGACCACTTAATCTTTTAAAAGATATTGCTGACTTTGCTCAATCAGCTGCACCTATATTTAAACAGATACAGCAAGCTAACGAAGATAGAAATAAATTTAGACCTATAACTGATGCTTACAAAGGTGCTCAGTCTGATGTAAATGATGCATTACTTGACGAACAGAATAGAATAGAAACACAAGAAAAGAGTGCAAGAAACACAGAGCAACAGTTCGAGCAAGATGCTAAGAAAAACTCACAAGATCCTACTAAAACTAAAGAAGAAAGAGATGCAGCGTTTGACGCTACTATGATTTTTGGAGAGGGTAGTTTTACTTATCAAGACGGACTAAACTCTAGAAACGATCTAAAAGAATTTAGTAAAAATTTTGGTGGATATCTTCAAACTGCATCTAAAGATAATAGATTTGCTTCTCTTAACAATAGAATACTAAACGATGCTTCTACTATAGACGAAGTAACAGACATGTTAGGAGAGTATGAGTCTATCATATTTCAAAACTATATTCGTGCAAGACGGGAAAAAGGTCTTAGAGAGCTATCAGCTGGAGAAGTACGAAAATATTTAGCACCGGAAGTTTATAAACAGAAAGAAAACTTAATACTAAAATGGAAAGAGAATAGACAAGAATTACTTGCAAAAGCTACGGCTATAAGAAACAGCGATGAAATTAGTTCTATGTTTCTTAACCATCAGACCTTAGCTAATGATGTCTTAGGTAAAGAAGGTTGGATTACTAACAGAAAAACTCAACTAGAAGCAAGCGGTTTAGATACTTCAACAGCTAGTCAACTGGCGTTTCAAGAGTTTGGTGATCTAGTTGAGCCTATGTTAGATGATGTTGCTAGTGGAGTAGACGCTGGTGATCTACGTGTTTTGTTAGATAAAGAGTTTGATTTTCCCGGTGGGACAATGAAGATGAATGATCCACGAGCACCCAAAGGAGCACAGAGACTACATGAAAGACTAACAGCTGCTGGAAACAAGTATGATGAAAGAGCTATAGAAAGAGAAAATGAGATAAACGAACTAGAAATGGGTAAGTGGGAACAAACAAACCACGTCGAGTTTGAAGCTAAGATTGCTAAAATGACAGACCCAAGACAGATAGCAGACGAGGTTGATTCGTATATTCTTGATTTTAGAAAAAGATTTAACATCACTGACGATGAAGCTCTACCTCAGTTTATGAAAAACTTTATAACCTCCAGAGAGTTTTCTGATGAAGCTATTGTCGTTGAAATTAGAAGTAGAAGACGTAACAATCTTCCTATAACTCAAAGTATGATAGATAAGATAGCAGATCCTGACATACGTGAGGAACAGTCTAAATATGTAAACACACCAGAACTTGGTGCATTTACAGATGAAGAAGCAGAAAGCATGGACGAGATAGCTATTGCTATTGTTAAAGAGGGTAAACAGTTAACAGACTTAAACCAAGCTAAAACTCCTAAATATATTTTTGCACGAGATGCTGCTAAAGCGTATGTTACTGAAAGATTTAGAGAGTTAGTCGTGGGTGGTACACCAAGACAGACTGCTATGGATAATGCTATAGATGAAGCCATAGTCAAGATGAAAAAAGGTATCTTTGATAATAGAAAGGTAGCACCGATTGATACACAGAACACGCTTGATTTACAATCTACACTTAATGCTCTTGGTAAAGATCCAAGTCTAATATATAGCACAGAAGAGTGGGCAGGCGAAGCACCACACTTAGCTATAGCACGTGAGTATATTAGAACTGGTGGTAGAAGTCGCTATCCATCATACTACATGCGATTTAATTTTATAAAAAATGCTGATGGTGCATATCTTACACCAGAAGAAATATTTAAAGCAAGAGTTGCTAATGTTGATGTAAAAGAAGATAAAGACGAACTACCAGAGCGTAAAGAACTGAATGATATTGACGATCAAAATAAACTTCTTAACAAAACTAATGGTACTAAGGTACTAGACGTTGCAACTAAGGATAACAATATAGAGTGGATGATAAAAACTAAACCTAGCGTGAGTGAACTAAATGCTGAGATGTTTATACGACAGCTAGAAACAAACATACAGCGTCAACAGTTTATAACTGGTATCGGTATACCACACAAACAAAAAACAACTCTGTCAAAAGAAGACAATGATAAGTTATTGGAAGCTGTACCAGAGTTGAAAGAAGCACCCTTCTTAAATCCAAACACACTGTCAACTGCGGCAATCAATGAAATGCTAAAGTTGAACATTTAATACTAAGGTATAATTATGAGTGAAGATCCAAGTGTAAAACTTGAGATAGACCAACGAGCTTTTGACTACGTAAACGATCAAGTCAATCAACTAGCTGATACAATCGAACAAGATGAAGAAGCAAAAGCTCAGGTTGCAAAGCAAGAAAAGACCGAAGAAGAACAGGCTGTCGCTGAACAAGATGATCCACGTAATGCAGAAAAGTGGGGCTTCAAGGCATTAGTCAAAGAAGGTCAGTCTATCGTATCAGGTGGATTACAGGATACTGCATCCTCTGTAGCCACCTTTGCCGAAAGAACAAAAGAAGCATTGGACGGCACAATGCAAAGAGAAAAGGAAGAGTTAGGTTACTACAGACCTGACTGGGATCCATTTACAAACTACGATAATCCTATCGAAACTAAAACATGGTGGGGTAGACAGTTACGTGGACTTGTACACTTTGGTTCGCTAGCTGCTGGTGTAGTACTATCTGCTAAAGGATTAGCCGCAGCCGGAATCGGAGGTGGTATAAGTGCTGGTGCTACAAAACTATTAGGTGCAAGCAGTTTTATCAGAGCTGCTGGTATTGGAGCTATATCTGACCTTGTCTCTAAGGAGTCTGATGGTCAGAACGCTCTAGGTGCATTGCGTGACAGATATGGCTGGTTCGATACACCATTATCTACCAAAGATACAGACCATCCTGTTGTGATGAAGATAAAAAATATTGTAGAAGGTATGGGTATAGGACTATTTTTTGATGGTATGACCTATGCTATGGGTAAAGGATCACAAAAAGTACTTAAACAGATAGAAGATAGAAATGCTAGTGTATCTAAGCAAAGCACAGAAGCTGCTGTTGCACAGATACGTGAAGGCGAAATACAGTTTCGTGCAGATAAAAATTCACCTGTATCACAACCTTATCAAGGTGCACATGTATCAGAGGTAGATCCAGATGTAGCTCGTCAACAACTATCTCGCACACGTAATGAGTGGGGATCTGAAGAAGGAGCTACTGGTTCTGTAACTACACCTGTAGAACGTGAGCGTATAGCCCTCAAGGGTGGCACAGATGTTAAACAGGTAGAGCGTGTACTCAAAGGTTTGATGAGTAGCGAAAGGTTTGCAAAAGAACTTAAGGCAGCAAAAGGTGATAGAGTTAAGTTAGCTCAAACATTTAAAGAAGCTGTAGATGGACACCAAGCTATAACACAGGGTAGGAACGCAGCAGAACTGTCATCTAACGAATATCTCAAAGAGCTACTAGAAGCAAATAAAGATATTGTTGATGGTGTCGAAGTGTTTACATCTAAGAATGTAGTTGTAACTGACCTTGTTGTAGGTTCGTTGCTTAAACAGCTACGAGATACTGGCATAGCTGGTAGAGAAATAGCAGACTTAGTGTCATTAGATGATATAGATGGCCCAGCTAAACAGATTGTAGATACTATGTTAACTGCATTGTATCATACAAAGAAAGCTAGATTTGTAAAGTCTGACTCATTTAGAGCATTAGGTGCTGGTAAAAACAGAGCTAAGAATATAGAAGATGCAGTCAAAGCAGATGTAGCAGATGCAAAAGAATCTATCATGTCAGTGCTAAAAATAGCTAAGGATGATAAGAATGACGATCTACTTAACGCCTTGTTTGAAGCTTTTTCTATGATGAAAGATGTCAATACACTTGATGACTTTGACAACTTTGCTAGAAAAATGATTAAAGGTGGTCAGTTAGATCCAAAAAGTGCAGACCGTACAGGTGTGATGATACGTGAGCTAGAAGGTGTACTTACTCATAGTGTTCTATCCGGCCCTAAAACACCATTGCGAGCAATCACTGGTACATCTATTGCAACATTTTTGCGTCCCATGGCTACTACATTAGGAGCTGCCATGCGTTATCCATTCAAAGGTGATAGTGCTACAGTACGTGCAGGCTTGGCATCTATGAACGCTATGATAGAAGCTATACCAGAGTCTTTTACATTGTTTAGAGAAAGACTAAACTCATACTGGAAAGGTGATATAGCATCAATTAAGACACGTTACTCTGAGTTTACTCGTGGTGATGAGAACTGGGAACTTATACGTAGATGGGCAGAAGACAGTGGTAGAGCTAGTTTTGGAGATCGTGCAGCATTTGCAGTAGCAAACATGGCTAGGTCTATGAACAATAGTAACTTGCTTACATATTCTACTAAGATCATGGCCGCAACTGACGATGCGTTTGCATACATTATAGGTCGTGCTAAAATGCGTGAAAAAGCTTTACGTAATGTTCTTGACTTACAAGCTGCTGACGGCATCAAGCTACCAGAAATAAATCGAGAAGTCTTAAAAGCATATGAAGACGACTTTTACGCACAGGTATTTGATTCACAAGGTAATATTATAGATGAAGCTACTAAGTTTGCTAGACGAGAAGTAACACTTACACAAGAGCTTACAGGCTTTGCCAAAGGTCTTAACGATGTGTTTAGTGCTAACCCTTGGGCAAAACCATTTTTTCTATTTGCTAGAACTGGTGTCAACGGTCTTGCACTTACAGCAAAACATACACCCGGTTTTAACTTCTTAGTCAAAGAGTTTAACGATATAGCATTTGCTACACCTAGTAATCTAAAAAATGTAGAACGCTATGGTATTACAAACGCAGTTGAACTAGCTAACGCAAAGGCACTACAAACAGGCCGATTGGCGATGGGATCTGCTCTTGTATTTATGGCATCAATGGCATGGATGCGTGGAGATCTTACAGGTAACGGGCCAGTTGACAGACAAAAGAGACAGCTATGGCTAGACTCTAAGTTTGAACCAAGAACTATAAAGCTTGGAGCTGTACGTGTAGGCTACGATACCTTTGAACCTTTCAACTTAATTATGTCTACAATCGCTGATGTAGGTGACGCAAGTTTACTTATGGGTGAAGAGTGGACAGAAAGAGAGCTACAAAAAATATCATTGGTGGTTGCACAAGCAATTACAAGTAAGTCTTATCTTGCTGGTATACAGTCATTTGTTGACTTATTTGCTGGTCGCCCCGGTCAGTTTGATAGAATCATAGCTGGCTTAGTAAACAACTCTGTACCTCTAGCTGGTCTACGTAATGAACTAGGTAAATTATTTGTACCATACATGCGAGAGATTGGGTCTGGTATAGATCAGTCATTAAGAAACAGAAACCTAATTAGTGAAACTCTAACAAGTGAGCAGCTTCCTATCAAGTATGATATGCTAAACGGTAAGCCTATCAATAACTGGGACTTCTTGACCAGAGCATTTAATATGTTCAGTCCTATTACTTTGACTTTAGAACAAAGTGAAGGCAGACAGTTTCTTTTTAACAGTGGTTACGATTTACGTCTATCTACATACTATGCTCCTGACAGCACTAACTTGACTGACACACCACGTATCAGATCATTGTTTCAAAAAGCTATAGGAGATCAGAATATTGAGCTTGAACTAAACAAGTTGGCAAAAGATCCAAAGGCTATCGCATCATTAGAACTTATGCGTAAAGATATACGTGATGGTAAACGGGCTCAGTATGATGCTCGTAACTACTGGCACAACGGTAAAATAGATCAAATATTCCAAAAAGCAAGACGTAAAGCTTGGGCATCTATAATGGAAATGCCAGAAGTGGCTGAAGTTATAGCCGAGCAAAAAGAAGCAAAACGTCAAAAGTATCTTAAAAAGGTACAGTCAAATGACCTCCTCAACATATACAAATAAATGGCAACAACATTCGTAGAATACACTGGGGATGGTAATGCGACTAAGCAGTTTACCTTCCCTTCATATCAATCTTCTGATGTTAAAGTCCGTGTAGATGGTGTACTTAAAACAGCAAGTACACACTACAATATTACTAGCTATACTACTACAGGTGGCGGTAATGTAGTCTTTACATCAGGTAATATACCATCCAGCCCAGCTAACATACGAATATATCGTGATACTAATGTAGATACAGCCAAGGCTACATATACAGCAGGGTCATCCGTAAAAGCAGCTGACTTAAATAATAACCACACCCAACTACTATACAGATCACAAGAAGAGCAGATACCTAATCTTATACACACGTATGATATAGATACTGCTGCTATAGAAACTTCTAATCTAAAAGACGCTAGCGTTACTACTGCTAAGATAGTTGACAGTAACGTGACTACAGCTAAGATAGCTGATCTTAATGTGACTACAGCTAAACTAGCAGCAGATGCAGTCAATGGTTCTAAGATAGCAGACGACAGTATAGATTCTGAACATTATGTAGACGGATCTATTGATACAGCTCACATTGCAGATCTTCAGATTACAACTGCTAAAATAGCAAACGGTGCGATTACTGATGCTAAGATTGCTGGTGGCTCTCTCGATAATAGATATTACACAGAAACAGAACTAGACGCTGGTCAGTTAGATAACAGATATTATACAGAAGCAGAGGCTGACGCTAGATTTTATAATTTAGCTAGTGCTGAAGAAATACAGTCTGGAGAAACATGGGTAGCGGCAGATAATAAGGTTGCTACTACCGCAGCTATAGATGCTCGTATTATAGATTTAGTTGATGATGTAGGTGGGTTTGTAGCTATTGCAAACGAAACAAGTTTTCCTACAGCTAACCCTGATGTTAATAACGGAGCTGGTACTATTGTGTCAGTTAAGGCAGCATCAACTACTTTGACCCCAAGCGGAACTACAGTTACTATTGCAAACGGAGCTGGGTCTGGTAATACTGTTACTGTTACAGGAGTACCATCTGCCATAGCTTCGGGCTTTGGATTTTTAGTAGAGACAACTACTACATTACATACATATACATTTCATAGGCTTGTACCCAAAGCAACAGAGGTTACAACTGTAGCTGGTATAGCTAGTAATGTAACAACTGTAGCTGGTATTAGTTCAAACGTAACATCAGTTGCTGGTAACTCTTCTAATATAAATACCGTTGCTGGTTCGATATCAAACGTAAATACAGCAGCTACAAACATAGCAAGCATTAACAATGCGTCTGCTAACATATCTTCTGTTAACAACTTTGGTGACACATATCAAGTAGCATCTTCTAACCCATCAACAGATGGTGGTGGTAATGCACTAGCAGAAGGTGACTTATACTTTAACACTACTGCTAACGAACTAAAAGTTTATAATGGTGGTTCTTGGCAAGGTGGTGTTACAGCTAGTGGTAACTTTGCAGCTACAACTGGTAATACATTTACTGGAGATAACGTATATCAAGACAACGCTAAACTAAAACTTGGTACAGGATCAGATCTAGAAATCTTCCATAATGGTAGTAACTCTATAATCAATGATGCTGGTACAGGTAACTTACAAGTACAGACTGGTGGATCTACTAAATTAGAAATCACAAGTACAACAGCTGAGTTTGGTGCTGATGTAGATTTAAAAGCAAATAAAGTTACTACAACAACAACTAACGGTAATGTTAAGATAGAACCAAACGGCACAGGTGTTGTAGAAATACGTGGAGCCGGAGGAGCTGATGGTACACTACAGTTAAACTGTTCAGCACAAAGTCATGGTGTCAAAATTAAGTCACCAGCTCACAGTGCTGGAGCTAGTTATACACTTACACTTCCAGTTAACATAGTCAATGGTCAGTTTCTAAAGACTGATGCTAACGGAGTTCTTAGCTGGGCTGCTGTAGATCTTACAGCATTGAGTGCTAGTAACTTGACATCTGGTACTATTCCAGACGCAAGATTCCCTGCTACTTTACCAGCAGTTAGTGGTGCTAATCTTACTAACATAGCATCCGCAGAAGTATATGGTTTCAACACAAACGCGAGTGGCAACCTTATCGTAACAACTACAAACAAAGGTGCAGACAATATATCTGGTACAGCATATGCTGCATTTGAAGATGTATTATTTGCAGCATCAGGGTTTACCTTTAGTGTAAACGCAGACGGAAAATTAATCGCAACAATTTAAAATGGCAACAATAGATTTAGGCAAGATTAAACTTGTCTGGAGAGGTACATACAATAACTCAACTGCTTATGTAGTTGATGATCTCGTAGCATTTACAGATAATGGTGTCCTCTCTGCTTACATATGCGTAGCTAACTCAACAGGTAACGCCCCTTCTAGTGGTGGCACAGCCCATGCAAGTTGGAACTACGTAGCACAAGGTACAGCAGCAGAAACTAACGCTTCTATTCGTACAAAGGTAGAAGCTGCAACTGACAGTAATGTA